CATGGCTGGTTATAAAGATAGTACAGGACAGGTTGACTTCTTCCTACCAAATGGAGGAACACCATTATTCCACAGTCATGGTCTCGTAGATTATGTTATTACAGACCCATCACTTGCTACTTTTGGTAACGTGGGTGGTATTGGTGAGATCGTAGAGAAAACTATTACTGCTACCAATATTATTGGTGAAGTGGCAGGAACAAAGTTTAATGTTAACAGTCATGATTTATTCACTGGATATAAAATCAGAGTTAAATCTAACGATCAGACTACACAACTAACATTTAATATTGATGGTCAAGTTGTTCCATTTGCACAGAATTCAGAATGGTATGTAATTAAGATTGATGATGATAATTTCTACCTAGCAACCTCAAAATATAATGCAAGAATAGGTCAAGCATTGATCGCAACAACTAATGGTAGTGGTGGTCAAGATATAGTATTAGAATTACAATATAAAATTGCTGGAGATTTACCAGCAGATAGCGTGACAGTTATCCAACAACCACCTGATACAGTATATGACATTGATAACTCATACACTATTGGTGGTAAAATAATTCAATTGCCAGGTGGATCTACAACTACTACAGAAACTATTGTAGAACAAACAAGTCCAGGATCATACACAGTACCAGCTCCAACTATAGAACAGTCACCAATCGCAGGTGTTTCTGGATTTGTTGGTGGTGCTGGTGGTGGCGGTGGTACTAGTGATATTAATGGTACTAATGGTGGTGATAGTTACTATCAATTCTCATACAACGGCACATCAATTCAAATTGTATCAGAAGGTGGTGAAGGTGGTTTAAGTGGTAATGGAGCAGCAACTGGTGGTTCTGGTGGTCAGGCAAGAATTGTGTCTGGTTCAGCTGGTGCGACAAATGTTACCTCAGCGGGGACATATACTGTCAATGGATTAGATATCAATATTGGATTGTATTTCGCTGGTAATCCAGGCACTAGTGGTGGTCCTACAAGTGGAGGTACTGGTGGTACTACATCTTATGTGTTAGGTGCAGGTGGTGATGGTGCCCAAACTCTCTACGAGGGATCAAATGAAGTATCACAGTCATTTACTTCACCGTCTAGTTCTTTTTACAACTATACTATCCCATCTACATGGCCGCTTGATAATTTAAAAGCAATTATCAAAGGTGGTGGCGGTGGTTCAGGTGGTACTGGTGACGGTGGCGGTGGCTGGTGGGCAGGTAATGGTGGTGCTGGTAAACAGATCCAAGTTAATGTAAATCCTGGCAGTGCTGGATCATTGAGAATCTACGTTGGTGGTGGTGGATCCTCAGGTAGTGGTAGAACTGGTGGTGGTGGAGCATCTAACGGTTTCGCACCTGGCGGTAACGGTGGTAACGGTACTGGTGGTGGCGGAGGCGGAGGCGGTGGTGCTGCTTCTGCTATTGGTACTTCTTCATCTATGATCGCTGGAGCTGGCGGTGGTGGTGGAGGTGGTGCTGCTGGTGATGGATCTCAAGGTGCCGACCAAAACGCAGGTCCTTCAGGTAATGATGGTGCTCAGAATTTAGGTTCAATCTTCTCTGGTAGTGGATCAAACGGTGGTAACTCTGTTTGCTCTGGTGGAGGAGGAGGAGCTGGTGGTGGTGGAGTTGGTTTTGGTGCTGGCATCGGTGGTGGTGGCGGTGGTGGAAACGGTTCCAACGCACGTAGAGATGGATATGGTGCTACTAGAGGACAATCTTCATACAAAGGATCTGGATCAGGTCCTACAGCATCTCTTATTAGTGATGGTGACGCAGGAAACGGTGCTAACGTAGGTTTAGGACAACAAATTAGTGGTGGTGCTGGATCTGTTGAAATGATCGCTGTAGAAAACCAGACATTCTATGGTCCTGGCGCAGGTGGCGGTGGATCAGGTTCATATATAACATTCCAATTTGATGCTACTGATATCAACGCTGGAACACTAGTTGTTGGTAACTCTGGAAGCAATGGTGGAGAGAGTGGATCTGGTAGTGTTGGTTATCAAACAACAGAACAAATTCCTGGCGGTTCAGGAACCTCAACTACTTCTGGATTGTTTAACAGTGCAAGTGTTTCTGTTGATTATGTTCAATCAGGTACTGGAACTGGAGTCAATGGTGGATTTGCTTCCACTGATTCAGCAAAGTATTTAAGATTCTTTGGAACTGAAGCAATCAGATATGCAAGAACTATTGCGGTCAATGCTTCATCAACTAACTCAAAAGGATCAGAAATGATCACAGTTAGATTTAGAGTGATTCGTGGTGATGGTACAAATGGTGGTGAACAACCAAATGAACCACTAGAATTATTTGGTAGTAATGACAATGCTACTAGTTTCACTAAGATTGGTACAATTTCTTCTGCTTCAGGTCCTACAAACTGGACTTTTGTTGACATCCCTCTACCACAGTCCATGAGAGTAAGTAATTTAATATTAGAAGTGAGACAAGAAAGAGCTTCTGGTGGAAGTCCTGCTAATGATAACTTTGGTATTGATTATGTTTCGTTCATTCATGCAGAAACAGAACAAACTATCACAACATATCCTTCTGGTAAGACTGACTTAGGTATTGAGTTTGTTACTGAACGCATTGAACCACAAGGAGATCCTATTAACTCTGCTGGTCTTGATGTTAATGAAGGTACATTTACATTATCATCTGCTGTCAAACTGAGTGTATCATCCGCACTATCTCCAGATATTGACATTCCGCTGTTAACGAGGTATCATTTAGTTAAGTATATGATCAGAGCGTATTAATGCTAGAAGCAAGTCAGAGTGGATTGATCATTGATCCTGATAGATTAGAAGGACAGTTTGAAGATTTTATTGGTGTGTACAGGAGACTTGTACATCATGAAATTTGCAATAAAATGATTACCAACTTTGAAAAGTATATCAAGGTTAACCCACAATATGGTCAGTATGGTGTCAATCAGATGCCAGAAAAGAAACTGGCACGTAATGATGTGAGTATGATGTATGACGATATTGACATGGGAACTTCTGCACATTTCTATAAATATCTCAATTCTGCATTTGAGAACTATAAACAGGAGTATGACCACATCAGTAGAGTTAAGATGTCATCTGTTGGTTTAAAGATGCAGAAAACACCACCTGGTGGTGGTTATCACACATGGCATTATGAAAACTCTAGTTTTAGAGCAGCAAATAGAGAGTTAGCATGGATGGTATATCTAAATGATATGCCAGATGGTGAAGCAGAGACAGAGTTTTTATTTCAAAAGAAGAGATATAAACCACAAACAGGTACATTATTGATCTGGCCAGCAGGTATGACACACGTTCATCGTGGGAACACAGTCTTCACCCATGATAAATATATTGCGACAGGCTGGTTCATCAAAATCCCTTAATCAAATGGCAGACATACGTGTAGTGGTGCAAGTTAATGCATTAGAAAGAATGATCATCGTTGATGGTAAGACGGAGTTTATTGGCGAAGATTATTGGAATGATAACATTCAAAATGTTTTATATCCATTCTGGACATCTGACAAAGACCGTTTGATTCACTTGAATTACTTCAGTGATGGTTCATATGGTATTGAAAAGAAAAAGTATGTATATGATCGTGCCACTAAAGAAAGAAAGTGGAAGACATATCAATGGAGAGAACCAACTAATTCAGAAGTAGGACAGATTGCTGAAACTCTCAAAGAGAAATACTTTGAGTATCAGGACACAGAACAGGAAACTATCCAAGAAAAACTATTCAATGAGTATGGTAGATGGACTAAGATTTCTTGGGAAGGTATTAGAATGATCAGAAACTTTCTCCTTGCAGATTGTGACTGGACACAGATGCCTGATGCTGTCATTAGTTCTGACTTGAAAGCACAGTGGACAGCATATAGAGCTAAGTTAAGATCAATTCCACAAGATTATGATGGTCAAGATGCTGATGCTGTTAAATTTCCTTTCAATCCAGTAATGTATGCAAGGTTTATATCCTTGAAAGATGCAGAAGGCAATGATTTAAACGCAGGCAAGGCATATCTAGATACTATTGATCAGTTTGGATCATTTACTGCAAGCACATACGGTGAGTATGCTAAGAGAATTGTAATGACTATTGCATCTAACTACAAGATCAAGAACCCTGATATTATCTTTGCACCTGCAAATGTCAGTGATCAATATGTAGAGACACAAGACGAACTAGACGCACTATTAAAGAAAATCCAAGAAAACAACGTTTAACTAAATTATGGATGATAAATTAAATATTCTCATTCTCACATTGACAACGGGAGAAGAGGTGATTTGTAACCTAAAAGATCATGTAGAAACAATTGATGGTGTTGAGAAAAATGTATGCTATAATATGGTATATCCATTTACATTAACTAGACAAGGACCTATCCAGAATCAGCAGGTTGGTGTGATGTTCACACCGTGGAAGTTCTTTTCAAGTGATACATCATTCTTGATTGGTTATGATAAGATCTTGAATATGTGTACTCCTTTACCAAATATTACTGAAGAGTATAAGAGAGCTGTAGATGCATTCCTTAAAACTCTAGCGGAGCAACAGAAATGATTTATGAGTATGACTTCCTTGACAACAACCAACTAAGACAGATTGTTAGTTTATTTGACGCTGGTAAGTTTGTTGATGGTGCTATCACAGGTCCTAAAGAAAAAGAAATTAAAGATAACACACAGCAGGAAGACATTGAGTTGAACAAGATGGCAAATGCTGCTGTTCATAAGATTATAAGAGAGTCACCCATATCTGATTTGCATCCACTCAATAAGTGTAGTCCATGCTATATGTTGAAGTATGAGGTAGGACAACATTATGCTGATCATGTAGACTACTGGAACATGTGGGGTAATAGAACTGACTACACCGCTGTTATCAATCTAAATGAGGATTATGAAGGTGGTGAACACTTCCTTAAGATTGGAACAGAAACTATTGAGAGAAGATTAGAAGCAGGAAAGATTCTAATCTATCCGTCTGATTATATTCATGGTGTTAGACCAATAACCTCTGGTGTTAGAAAATGTTTGACATTTTGGTTAGAGAGTTCTATTCCAGATCCTACAATGAGATTCTACATCACTGAATTTAATAAACTATTCTACAAGATTCACGAGCAAGAGGTAGACAGAGAGACTTTACTTTTACTTGATCACGTTCGTTGTGGAATTATCAAACGTGCAGTACAACTAAGAAATTAACATGGCTTCGTTAACTGATATTATGGCGTGGGATACTATTCTCACACGAGATGAAATGGCAGAAATTGAAAAGATCTGCAGTCGTCCACGATGGCAGTGGGGTGCTACTAGTGATCCTACAGCACCACACAAGAAATTCTGGAAGATGGATGTAAAGGGACATGCTATCTTTGATAGTATTATTCCTGAGAAAATTAAGATCCTTGTACCATTTGAACATGAGATCCTTGATTATTATGTCAATGGACATACAAGAGGACTAGATGGTTTCATGCACAAGGATGATGCAGACTATACATTCCTAGTATTCTGCAATCCTGTATGGGATATCATGTGGGGTGGTAAGACTATGTTCGTACAAGATGATGGTAGATTTGATTGTATATTCCCCAAGCCAGGATCAGGATTATGTTTCCCGTCAAGCATTTTACATTGTGCAGAGGACGTAAGCAGAGAATTCTATGGTATTAGAGTTAGTGCTGCTTATAAATTAAAGAAAGTAGAGAACACAGATGCAGAACCTACAGACATTTGATAGTGCTAGAGACTGGGATCAGATTGAAGCATATGCTTCCTCTATCTCTGGTGCTCTAGTATATTGGGAGAACCCAAGACTAGAAGCAACATCAGATGATGCTAAGAAAATCGTTGTTGATTATTATAAGATTGATGAAGAGGTGCCAGCAGAACTAGCTCTCACGTTAGAAAGTAAGTATTATGGATATATTGAGTTCAGAGACGCAGAGGTAGCATTTGATTTTGTTACTGATTATTTTCCTCGTAAAGATGAGGTAAGTGATGACACATACTGGTATCACTGTTATGTTGTGAGACCAGATGGTGTCATTGAATATGACAATGATGCACTACGCAAAGGAAAGAACGTGTGAAAAGTGACGCAGCATTCATGATACCAGTTTTCACACATCCTGTTGAGAACTGGAGTGATCATAAAGATGAAATCATTAACATGCTTGACCTTGAGGATGGTGATGGTCATCAAACAGATTATTTTAAATATCATCAACAGGACAAGTGGCCACCATATACTACTAGGTTGTTTGAACTATTACAACCTGCACTGAAAGAATTTGATGATGTATATCCACATGCATTTGATATTCGTAACATATGGTGTCAAAAGTATGGTAAAGGAAGTTATCATCAACTTCATAACCATGGAGCAATCGGTTATTCTGCAATATTATATGCACAGTTAGCAGATGACCACACTCCTACATCATTCTTCGCACCATTTCTTGACTTCATAGAGGGTAATGTGATAGAATACGTACCTGAGGTCAGTGAAGGAGATATCATTTTCTTTCCGTCCTGCTTGACACATCAGTGTAAGGTGGTACAATCTGAATCAGAACGTGTTATTTTTTCCTTTAACATCAGAAATGCTTGAATTTTG